AAGAAAAGGGCCGGGCGCAGCGGCCGGGCCGAGCAAACCCCCCCCCCACAAGCCACACCTCATAGACCGGCTGACAGAAGTCGCGCGCGAACCACACGCGGCGCATGCGGTACTCGTCCCACGCTTGAAGGAGCGCTGCACGGCTTGCACTGTATGAGCTCGTAAAACTCTTCATGAGGACTTCGTATGGCTGACCAAGTGCAGCGCCGATCTGCTTGACCAGTTCCTGCGTGAATACGCCGAATGTACTCTGCCCGTCGCCCGAGTTGACGGACTTCACATCTACGCCGGATGGCAGGGCATTCAACGTGCCCGGCCCTAGTGCGTAATCATTGACGTTCACTACAGGCTCGTTCGGGTCGCCGTCGTAAGCATTCCCGAGCATGCTATTCAGTGTCCCGGAGACGTTCGAGGTCTGCGTGAAAAAGAGTGCGAAGAATGATTTCACGATTGCATTCGCAAGTTCGGCGGTCGTGAATCTGTTCATCTGCTTGAGTGTTTCGAGCACAGGCGCGAGATATGGAACGCCGCGGTACTGGTCCGCGCGTACATCATGACAGATTTGCAGGATGTTCGGCAGTCCTGTTCCATCGCCGAAGGCTTTGATTCGTACCCATTCGGGCGCGCCCTGCGTGTCGGCGTAATCATGCGGGACTTTGTTGGAGACCCAATAGCCGTCAATGGCACCGTCTGCATCAATCTCCACGCCGGAGATGATGCGATGCCCCGCCATCGGCGCGCGCATCTCAACGCTTGTATAGTTCGCAAGCCCTGTATCGATCGGATTGCTGACGCGGTTTGCTTCGATGAGCTGGATGCGCAGACTGTACGGCGCTGTCTTTTCCGGAGGTTTCCGCCGGAAAAGGGCGAATGCATCGCCGTCAATCAGATAGGCCAGATATGCGATGTGCTGCAGGTCGTAGAAGTTGTTCCTGCGGTAAATGTCGCAGTCCTTTGAGCCTGCCCACATCTGGAACTCCGCCATCACCCCGCGAATCCATTCCCGCGCATCATCTGCACCGATACCGAGCTGCTTAAATCGCGGGCGCGGGAAGAGTGTGAGCCCCGTCCCGACGGCATGCGTCGCGCTGGACTGTATCGCTGCCGCGCCGATCGGCGTGTTGATTGCCGTATCCGCTGCACGGTTGCGCAGAGGATTGAGATTCTGGTCGATGTCGGACTTGCTAGAGAGTTTCCACGGGTTCCATGTCTTGAGAATATTATTCGTCTGTGATGCGCCGCCCTCGCTGTATCCGCTGTTTTGAATGTTCGGGGGCTGCGCAGCGCTGATGCGTCCTTTCTTTTTTGCCATCGGTTCACCTCCCATCCACGAACACAACGCGCTTGCTCATGCCGCGCATGTCCGGCGCGCTGCCGTCAAGGGTCGCACCGCCTGCGATCAGGCTGTCAATCGCCGCGCGTATCGTCGAGAGGTTCGCCCGTGTCAATGTGCGGTTGCCGATGGTGTACGACTGTCCTGAGAGCACGGCGCGTTCCGCTTCGAGGTATTGCGCCAAGCGCTCGTTTTGTATTTTATTTGCCATTCGTATCACCTCACCATATGTTTGTCTGCCGCGCGGTCTGCGTAGGTCTTTTGGGTGCTGTACTCTTCTTTTTCTGCACCTGCGGCGCTTCTTCTCCCCGCATCGCTGCCTTGATGCGCGCCCAGTCCGGCGTACATGAGAGCATGCAGGCAAGGTTATAGACCCGCAGGTCAAGCGGTTCATTCCGTACGCCTTTGGTTGTCTCCCATATCGTCCGCAGGGCACCGTTCCGCCGCACCTGCTTTTTGTGCTCCGATATGAGCCCGCGGAAGTAGAGCTGATCATATCCGCGATACGGCAGACGCTCATCTCCATCAAGCGGAAAGTGGAAATACGATGCCCCCGGCGCATCAATTGACAATCGGTTCATGACCTGCTGCTTTCCGTCATCGACGCCAAGCAGGACAAGCGGAACACTCGCGCCCTGCGCTTTACCGATTTTGTAAACGAGCGGGATGCCGGGGCCGCCTTTTCCCTTGATCGGGATGCGCTGCTTGTGATAGTTCCGCTGACAGTATGCATATACATTCCCGGTATAGTGCCCGCCCGAGTCGATAAAGCTGCGTACGATGTTGAGCCCCGAGCCGTCACGGAAGAAGTATGTACGGTCAAGCACCGCATCAAGCATCTCCCATGTCCGCCACTGGTCCGGCGTTCCCGGAATGGAGCCGTAGAGAATCCCCCAGCTCTCCTCCGCTTCCCCCCATCCGCATATCTCGTACTCAAGGCGGTTATCCTGCACGTCGACTGCCGCCGTCAGCATCAGTACACCGTTCGGCAGATCTGCGCCGTACTGTTCGCGCCGCTGAAGGAATACGGTCCCGTCGTCAAATGCACCGCGCTCTTGATACGGTTCCCCGAATCTCGTATTCACAATGACTTGCTCGCGCGTAGGGTCTCCAAACGCTTCATGCCATTCGCGCATGATTTCAGACCATGTCATCCACGGCGATGAGAACGCATTGACGAAAAAGGAGCGAATGCCGTTCTTTACGGCGACAGGATTCTGCGCAACGTACTTTTGCGGCGCTTCTCTCATCGTCTTTTCGTCAAAGGAGAATCCGCAGTCCGGGCACCGCCATTTCACATCCTCGATGATGACAATCTTGCGCCCCTGCGCGTCCTTATGTTCGGTGTGTTTTGCGTGGATGTTCGTGTAGCGAATCGCATGATACTCGCCGCAGTTGGGGCACTCATACTGCCATTCCTCCTGCGTTCCTGCCTGATACTCCGCCGCAATGCGGCTGCTCCCCTCAATGGTCGGAGTTGAGAACATGCCCATCACTCTATTCCAGAATGTGGTCATGCGCTTTGATGCCAGATCGACGGGGTCGCCTTCCGTTCCAGCGGATTCCGGAAAGCGGTCCACCTCATCGGCAAGCAGTATCCGAATCGGACGCGATGCAAGCCCTGCCGGACTGTTCGCCCCGCACATGATGAGACGGCCGCCGGGGAATATTTTCGAGAGTATTGTATTGTTCCCGTCGCGTGTTTTCGGTGCGTTCTGCTGCGCCCCGTCCTTCACGTCATAAAAAATACGCGATAGCACCTTTGTATCACGTATCATCGGCGAGATGCGGGTCTTTGAGTAGTCCTGCGCCATCTCAATCGTTGGCTGTATCATCATAATTGCGCACGGGTCAAGGTGCGCAAATCGCCCAATCACATTGTTCATGATGTCGCTCTTACCCACTTGACTGGAGCTCATGACGACAACGCGCCGGATGCCCGGCTGCGTGAATGCGTTCATGATCTCCTCTTGATACGGAGCTCGGCTTGTTTTCCATCGTCCAGGCTCTGCGGATGTGTTGGATAGGACACGGTAATCATCCGCCCATGTGCTGACCGTCGTTTTCGGCAACGGCGTAAGTCCCTTCTGCGACACGATGCGCCAGAGTTCAATTGCTGTTTTCATCGTCCACCTCCGCCGCCGTATCCTGCATGAACAGACTCGGCTCATATCCGCTGAGCTCTGATAGTTTTTCCTCGATCTCAGCGGTAAGCGTCTGATAGATTTCATCTTTCGAACGCCCTTCCATCACTGGCGCAAGTTTCGCTGGAAGTCCGAGCAACTGCGCCCGCAGATTGGAGAGCATCTCAATCATGACCATCTCAACGGTACGCGCATCGTAGACGCTCGCCTCGTTCTGTGCAAGGCGCAGTTCACTAAGTTCACGCTTGATTCGCTCATGCCTTGCCTTCTCGGAGATGTAGTTAAGATCATCTCCATCCGCCCCGCTGCTTCCGCTTTTTAGCGCATCATAGTTGCGGATGCTCTGGACGAGGTACACCCCGCCGCGTGCGTCTTTGTCGTCACGCAGGACAACGCCCTCCTGAATAAGCTGATTGACGCGCCCTGCCGTCACGCCAATCGCCCGGGCAAAATTGGTCTGCGATACGGTTATTTTTTTCGGGTCAGCTGTCACTTTCAACGGGGTCACCTCCCTTCTCACTAAAAACTTTTCGCTGTTTGTTTCACAGGTATATTTAACGTAGTCAGTTCTGAATCGCATTCAAAAATGTTTACTTAGCTATGATTTTTGGTTATATCTAGAACATTTTTGGGCATCGTAAGCGAGCGCAGGCGTTCAAAACGCCAGAAGGACCCGCATTTTCTGCATGCAAAAAGGACACCGCGCAAGCGATGCCCTTGTGTTCAGTTTTCCTACTCTACTATCATATCACATTTTCACGAAGAAAAAAGGAAGTAAAAGGGAACAAAAAGTCGGTTAAAAATACCGTTCGGAAAAAGTTTTAGTTATCCACAGGCATAAAAAAGAAGCTGATTATGCAGCTTCTTCTATATTAATCATCTATTTTAGAGGAATCCCCCATCATTAATTTTTGTTTTTCAATGAGTTCTTTCCTATTGGCTCGCTTTCCGTAGATGAATACCCCTACTAGTGTGCTCAACGAGCCAAACATGGTGATATATCCAGATATTTCGTATCCAGATTCAATGATGTGCGTCCCACAACCAATCGCAAGAACAGCAACGATACCACCGATTATTACCCCAAGCGTGCTGTTTCTCCCGTTTGCCTTTATAACGAAATGCTCCATGTTCTGCCGGTGTTTTGCCTGTCCTTCTGCCATCGCAATAATACGATCCGCTGCCCCCGGGCAAACATCTTCATATTTCTCTAGATGTTTTGGATGAGGCAACGGACCGCTATAAGTCATTTCTGCATGAGTGATTACTGATTGTTGGGATTGATGAATTAACGCCTGCTCTTCAGCGTTTTGATGTTTCTTTTCCATAAATTATCATCGCATCCTCTAAATCTTGTCCTACTGCACGCCAATCTAATGAAAGTGCGATACGGTCTGCAGTTTGTTCATCTGGAGATGTATTGTATCGCACAAATGTATCTCCTATATCGAGCGAACTTGCAACTCCACCCAAAAAAGACAACCGAGGGTATAGGCATTCTGCAAAACTCATATAAACCTCCCCCTTTGCTAAAACCAAATTCTTTCCCCTTAGGGGCTCATAGTATAACACGAATTACACTTTTTGTATAGCGTTTTTCTGCTAGAGAATATGTATATATACATATTCTCTAGTTTTCTCCCATATCCTCTTTTTTCTCAATCAAATCGCAAGTTTAATCTGCGCTGGCCTCACTTCCACCCCAAACAACATCAGTGCCACATCGCGCAGCACCTTCCCGCCTTTCTCCTTTGCCCACTTTTCTGTATAGTTCAGAGTTCCAGCGATCTCCACCCACGACCGCCCGCACATATACCGCTCCCGTAATAGCTCCACATCTGCGTCATCAAGCGATTCAAACGCACGATCTATCGCCCGTATCGTCCGCTCCATATCATCTCTACGGATCCGCATATCGGTAATGTGTTCCTCCAACTTGATGCGCCTTGCAGCTGCCTCCTCTGTGCTCGTCAGCTCCCTTGTGCCTCTGCAGATACGATCATCCCCATACTGGATAGAGGATATGGATTCGTCACGCAAGATCATCTCCTGCGCCTCGATCTCCTCTGTGAGATTCGTGATGGCGACTTTCATCTTACCATAGTTCTGCAAGAGCCGCTTTGTCTCCCTGATATAGTCGCCGTGCTCTCTCACTCTTTTTCCTCCTATCTACGCACCAAAAGAGTGGTGATGCGCCGCTCTTTCTTCTCACTCCACGCGGCGCCCCGTCTTCAAATCATATAGGTGCTCTGTTCCTTCTATCGGTACATCAATCCAGTGTGGATTTCCAGTGTCATGTGCCCATTTGACGAATGCTACTGTTAGAGCGTCTTTCAGTTCTTTGCATTCCTGATCTGTCAAATCACGAAGAAAATCATCGGAACTCTTTGGCCGTATCTCATAGGCAGCCTCTCGTAAACTTTCAATGACACGGTCAACCAAAATAGGAGGCTCATACCTATTTGTTTCCGCAATATAGACAGTTTGCGTACCTGGATTATTAGCTCTCGCCACACGCAAAGCATCTGACAAAGAGTAAAACCTTGTGCTCCACCTTTCATCGTCAAGTCGGTAGATATAAGCATATCCACTCATGATCTCTCCTCCTCTTCCAACGGCAGCCATATCGTGCACGCACACGATATGGTCTGACAGCAGCCGCAGCAGGCTTCAAGTATCTGTTTCATGGCTCTCCTCTATCTCACGTAAATAATGTTTGGATAACTCCTCGTGATAATGCTTGCTCTTGTGTGCGTGAATCACATCATCATCAAGTGTAGTGCAAAATGCCATCATCAGGCGCATACTCGCGTTTATGATATGCGGTTCAGTCCTGTCCCCCATTCGGTAGAGGTTGATGTGACGCATAGCACGGGAAAGGTGTTCGTCCGATGGAATGGTTCGCCACGTTTCACCCGGATGCTTCTCCGCGCCCTTTGTCAGTCCTTTGGCAATTTCATCTAGCCACGATGCCGAAATGTAGCGGTATTCGTTCTGTTCCTCGTCCTGCGGATATTTCTGATCTGCCATTTTTCTCATACCTCCTTCGTCTCTTCAACAATCCTACGTATCACATAGTCCGCGCACGGCTGCGCCATGCCGTTCCCCAGTGCCTTATAACGAGGCGAGTGCATCACCGCACCTCCCGAAAGATAATATCCGTCTCCCTCATCATGTGCAGGAACAGCTTTTTTCTCAGCACATAATCCCGTGTCCGCACGCCCTTGACTTCGATGACCTCGCGCCGGCCATCGTCATACTCGACGAGAAAATCCGGCGTATAGGTAATTTCCCTCTGCGGCTTGCCTTGGTTGTCCCGGAACCCCTCTAGCAATGTATACGTCGGCTGGCATTCAAGGTGCTTGATCTCACCGAGCCTCAGTTTCTCGCGGAGCATCAGATAGACTTCTGCCTCGCGCTTGCTGTCAAACGTGTGCCCGTAGACGGTTGTCTTACGGGCATGGTACTTGTTCCGTTGCTGTTGCATCACCCGACTCACCGCTTTGTTCGCCGTCGGGTCTTTTCTTTTGCAGGGCGTGTATTCGTCCATGTCGCCGCCTCCTCAGAAGTACCCGCGTTCCTTGTTCTTCTCGTTCACGAGCCTTTGCAGCTCGTCACGCTCTTCCTCGTCCCATCCTTCTGCGTAAAGCCACGATTCGCAAAGGGTTTTTACATCCGTGAGCTCCATTGCAAGGCGTTTCCGAGCTTCCCAAAGGACAGTGCTAAGCGCTTCCTCATCCGCTTTCTCGAGCTGCGCAACGACCTGTGCCTCCTGCACAACCTCGTTCGTCTCCTCCATGAGCTTCGCGATCCATTCCATCCGTTTCGCATCGCGATACTTCGTGCACGGCTGCGGCTTTATCACCTCACCCATCCGCTTGTTTTCTCGTCGCAGTTCCTCGTTCTCTGCTTCCAGTTGGATAATACGGGACTGTATGTCTTTTACCTCCGCAATGATCGCCCCTGCCCTGTGTACCCATGTCAAATCCATCTCAGCACGCTCCTCTCTGATCGCTTATTTTTCTTGTTCCTGTTTTCTCAGCCATTCCCAGTACTCCGCTTCATCCTCATGTTCTTCCTGCTTTGTACCCCAAAGGCAATCTTCGCAGACAAGCCCATATACACTGCTTAGCTCTAATTCCCGCTCAGGCACATACCTTCCGCAGCAGCCGCATCTTTCAAGCCCCATCTCAGCACGCTCCTTTCATGCGCCAATCGGCGCCCTTAATCTCCACTCGCTCGCACATCCCGTAGATGCGCGACATAATCCGCTGCCCCTGCATATCGTCAATCACGTTGCCGTCTCTATCCACCGTCGCCATGTGCGCGATGATCTCCGTCGGGCTGTAATTGCTCGTCACAACCGTCTGCAAGCGCTCGTTGTACCTGTGGTTGACGATGCAAAATAGTTGCTCGCCGACCCACTCGCTCATCTTCTCGCTCCCCAAATCGTCCAGCACAAGGAAGGGCGTCTCCTTGACCGCCTGAACGGTCTCCGAAGTACTGCCGTCCTTGAACGAGCCGCGAATATCTGCCATCAGATCAGGCACGGAAGCAAAGAGCACGGGATGCCCTGCCCTTGCCCGCTCGTTGGCAATGATTGCCGCGAGTTTGGTTTTCCCCGTCCCTCTCACACCGTAGAGAAACACGCCGCTGCCGCCGTCAAGCACCCATCGTGCAGATTCCACCGCCTTGCGGTTGCCGTCCGTCACGGTGTAATCCGCGAATGTGTCGCCCTCGTAGGCGCGTGGTATCCGCGCAGAGGAAAAGAGGCGCGCAATCCGTAGTTTCTCCCGCCTATTACGTTCATGTTTGCACGGGCGCAGAGCATGACAGAATCGCCCATAGGACGTATCTACGACAGGAATCATCCCCTGAGAGACCTGCTTGCAGCTCTCCCCTGTGCATCCGCGACAGAGGTCTTGCGCCCGCTCAATCTCGACGATCTCATCCCGATGCCGCTGTGTCTCCTCCGCCGTCAGGTCGTACTTCCCACGGATAGACGTGGTTACGGTCCGCTTCGGCGAAATCCGAATACCTTTCTGCAAGAGCCTCGCGGCTATTGTCCCTGCCTGTTCCATGCTGTTTCACCTCCTGTTTCAGTGGGAAAAACCCCAACCACCCACGCATGACCGATTCGTTCACAATCTCAATCTTCTCCGCGTCATTATTGCTGATCTTATCCAGCTTAGAAAGATTGAGTCTTAGAGCTCGTTCCGTAAGCGGTGCCTTTTTCGTTTTGCGCATCTCTATGAATCCTTCAAGCGCCTCAATGAGCTCCGCATTTTGGGTGTAGGAATCCAAGGAAAAGGCGCCCGCCTTTTCTTTTGGTTTTTCTTTTTCTGTTTTCGTTTCTGTTTTACGTTTATGTTTTATATAGTGTCCAGTAATTGGGGTAGTAATTGCACCATCTATTGGGGTAGTAATTGGGGTAGTAATTGGGGTAGTAATTGGGGTATTTTGGTTACCAATTACCGGTGCAATTCCAAGCTCAACAAGTTGGTATTGTGTCGCCTGATGTTTCCCTCCACGAATGGTTTTTATGTACCCCGCCTGTTCGAGAACGCGCCGCGCTTCCGCTATGGTCTTCTTATTCCGTATTCCAGTCATCAAACAGATTTCTGCGTCTGATGCGGGAAAGCACTCCGGCCAGCCTCTCATGTTGGCAATCTGAAATAGTCTCATGTAAACAGTGAAAGGGGTGCCGGGGAGGTTCCCCGCACTCATGGTTAGAAATGTGTTGAGCTGTCGAATGTAGTCCATGCCGCGTCCTCCTTTCTATGCGTTTTTACGGGATTTACGATTGAGCCGATACACATCCGCGACCCGCTCATCAATCTTGACGGGCTCGAGCATGTACCGTTTGAGAAAATCCGTCTCTCCCATGTTGTGGCAGAGATTGTGATGCTTTCGGCACAGAGGCAGTGCGGGGCGTCCAATGTGGTTGATACGCGCCCGATTGTTCCCCATTCCGACGATACCGCCGTTGCAGTGATGCAGGTCGGCTTTCCTCCCACACACCGCGCACCGCTTATTCATCAGACATGCCCAGACATACCTTGGTATGTCTTCTGAGAGCTGATACAATGGCTCTCCTACATCAACGCCATGCAACAGGCAGAAATCTATGAGATACGTGATGAACAGCCGCGCAGTCGTCATGTCACAGTTCGAGAGTGAGAATGACCTTCGCAGCGTCTCTGCTTCGCCCACAAACATCAGCTTGAGCATTTCCTTCATGCATTCAATCGGCGTATAGCCCCACCATGCGGCGATGTAAGCGATCAGCACATAGGCTTTCTTTCGCTGATTGGCAGATATGTGCCGCTCGTCAACAAGTTCCACACCGACGGTAGGTTGATACCCCTCTGGTCTCTTTTTGCCATGAGGGAACGGGACAAAGACCGTAAGCCCATCATCCCGTTCCTCCACAACATCACCTAGGAGCACCATCAGAACGGGATGTCGTCGTCGGTGCTGTATCCGTTGCGCATCTCCTGCTCGATGCACTTTTTTTCAGGCGGCGTGATTGCCTCAATGCCCTCAATCGGCAGGATTGCGATGCACTTTGTTGACGTGTAGATTTTCCCGTTGTAGATGTACTCCTCCTCGCGGAACTTGCCGCCGAAAAGCTTTCCAACAAGGCTCTGTTCGTTCCAATCCCATGTATAGCCGGGATTGGACTTTTCGATGTTCTGGAGCATCCCCTTAAACCGCCCCTGCTGTTCGCCAGCCGTAAGCTGGTAGTACATGCCGCTCCATTTTGCCTCGGAGTTTCCCGCCTTACGCGCATCATATTGCTTGCGGTAATAGCCCGCATACGGGCCGCTCTCGATGTCAAAAGCAATTGTCAGCATCTCTGCGCCGCTCTTTGACTCACCCAATTGCACCTTCACGATGCGGCACTCATAGCCGCCCGGCGGCAACGGGGTGTATTCTCCCGTTACGGCGGCCGTCTCGTCCCAGTTATTTGGTTTGGTCATCATTGTCATCGTCCTCCTCATACTTTTTCAGTGCCGCGATTACCGCAGCCATGTCATTTGGAATCTCTTTTTCAAAGCAATCCATCGGGCTCTTTGCCGTGGAGTGGTCTGCTTGTGTCACAAATACATACCGACTGTCCAGCGACTTTGCCCAGAGTACCGTTGTGAATTTGGATTCAAGCACAATCTTGTCGAGCTTGCGCCCGCCCGTCTTGACGTGTGTCCACTGGTAGCCGCTCTCGTCATGTTCCGTGAGTGAGTGCGCGATAAAGACGACGGTCAAATCCTCGCGCAAGAGATGTGCGTCTGAAACGATATTCCACACGCATTGTGCGAGGTCAACGAACTTGTCGAATCCGCGTTCCTTCGCTCTTCGCATCTCATCGTCCACCATGATGGTGGTAAGCCCGTCAATGACGAGCGTATCAAACTTATCCGCCCATTCTCCCTGCATCTTCTGATAGATGCTCTCGATATGCGGGACGCTCGATGTCTGCGTGTAGTTCTTCTTTGCACCGTTGTACTGCTTCTTCCAGCCCTTCCATGAGAGCCCCTTGCGATCAGCATCAACGATAAAGGTACGCTCGGGGTCGAGCGTGCGGAGCGACGTTGTCTTGCCGCTTCCGCTCTCCCCGTACACCAGAATTGCCCTGCTCATTTCGCCACCTCCACATAAAAGCTTGGCTCGCCCTTCGTTACGGTCATTCCCTCAATGATCTGACCGTCCGCCGTGGCGACGCGCCCGTCCTCCATGACATTGAGCGTTTTCTTGTAGTCGCCCCAGCGCACGGATTCCTGCACCTTCACAAACGAATCATCATTCTCCTTTACAAAGGCAAGGAGAGCGGGGGTTGTCGCCTCAATCTTCTCAGCCCCCATCTTCCACGTCTCTCCGCCCGCGCGGAAGCCGATCACGCCAGATGGCAGCTTCACGGACTTCTTCTTGCCATCTGCAATCTTCTCTGCCGCCCACGGCTTGAGCACCCCCTTGAGGTAGACATCGCCGCTCTCGATCTCTGCAAGCGCATCCGCCCGCCACTTCTCATAGCGTGCGGTCATCTGCTTGTACTGCTCCTCGATGAGTGCCCGCGCCTTTGCGTTCTCCTCGAGTTTTTCAAGACACCACTCCGCGCTTGCCTCATCCGTCACCGCGAAGCGTTCTTTCTCCGCCCCGTATCCTGCAACCTGCTCGCTCATGATGCCAACACCGCCTTTCTGAATATGCCGAAACTGCGCTGATGAGAGCTTGCGTTCTCCTTGACGCATCGCTCATACTTGTTGTAGTAAAGCCTGGAATCGATCGTCACCAGCTTGTCACCGAAAATGCAGCCCTTGTCAATGTAGGTCAGCTCAATGTGTGCCGAACCCTTGTAACGCTGCATATCCGCCGAGAGCAACGTGAGCCGTCCGAATGCCTCTTCCAGCTCCACGAGGGCTTTCAGTCCCTCGGGAAGCCGCTTCGGAATCCTCATCTCTACTCCTCCTCATCTATCTCATACGCTGCTGCCGAAAATTCCTGTTCGTCGAAATCAAACACCTTGAACAGATCGCCACGCTCCATATCCTCGACGATCTGCTCTGCTTCCTCCTCAGAGGAGGCCGTTACCTCGACAGCCCCCTCAATACGGAAATTTACCCTGTATCTCATGTTTGCTATTCCTCCTAATCCGTGATATACTCACGGTATAGCTTTATTGCCCTGCGCTCAGAGCGGTTGCCGCCGCTGTGGGCGCTTTTTCTTTTGCGTTGAGTTCCCGCACCCGTGTGAGTGCCTCATCCAACGTCGCATAATGCGGGCCGTTTCGTTCCTCCACACCGTTAACGATGCGGAAAACAATATGCATCGTCAGGGGAGGTCTTACCATCTCGCGCCGCGTCTGCCACTGCGTCATTTCTTCTCCTCCTTCTTAGCGATCAGAAGAAGCGCCGTGTAAAGCAAGTAACGCACATAACGGGGGTTGTTACTCTTTCGCTTTGCAGCGTTTTCGATGATGTCTAATGCCGCGATAACGATGTCTTCGATTTCACCGTACGATGTTGTGCACATGCCTCCGTCCACCTCTGCCGCATAGAGGAAAAACTTGCTGTTCTTAAATCCGACGGAAGCATTTATAAAATCTTTCTTCGTCACTCGTCTTCCCCTTTGACCCAGTACGTCACCTTGATTTCATCCCCGGGATAGATCATTCCCTTGCGATCGAGGAGCCACGGATTCAGCTCCTCAATGCCGCTCTTGTACTCGAGGATGTAACGCCTTGTGCCTGTATTCTTCGCACAGTACGTTTCCGCGATATCCCAGAGGGTATCGCCGTACTTGACCGTGTAGACCTCCTCGACGAGGACGGCGTTCTTGCCGTCGTCCCACGGATTGACGGCCCCGGAACATAGGACCGCCGTGCCTACAAACACACCGCCAATCACGACATGTTTCCAAAACTCACGCATGAGCTTTGACCTCCTTTCTCTCTTTGAGTTTGCCTGTATAGCGTGGCAAGCTATGGATGTACTCAACCACCCAGCTATACGGCACCTTGCGATTCTCAGAGCCGCGTTCGAGTACAAAGGCCAGATCGCCGCTCTCGAACCGCTTGGCAACAGTCGCCGTTGAGCATCCGAGGATCTCTGCGACTTCCCCCACGCTCAGCAGACGTTCCTGCGGCACATCCGCCGGTTTCGGAGGTAGATAGACAACCTCCGGCAACTGCTCAATTATGCGCTGCGTTGCCGCCTCTGACTGTTCAGCGACCTTCTCTGCGGCGATCCTCTCTACCGCATCCGTGAGCACCTTCACGATGTCAAGCGTCGCCGCATCCGCCGCTTTCCTTGGCATATCTTCACCCCCTATCGGCATTCACGCCCCGCCCTTATTTGCTATCTACCATGATTCGCCTCGTATCGGCGGGGCGCGACCCGCCCCCATCACCGCCGCGG